GAGTTTGAAGCAGTGATGAGGGCCGCAGGACATATCAACTTTACTAAGACACATACAGGCAAGTATGCAGTCCCAAGTCTGCAAACAAGGTGGAAATACTTTCTTCTGGGTTGGGAATTGAGAGGTACGAAATGAGCTGTGAACATGGACTGACAACTAAGGAATGCTACGTCTGTATGTCACCTAAGTATGGTGAGCAGATTGAGAAGCGGGAGCCGGATGCGTATCTACATGATGTTGTTGCCGATGATGGTGAGCCAGATCAAGCACTTAGTTTTTCACCAATTACTTTTCCACTTGGAGGTGTTGGAGGTTTTAAATCTGTGCGAATGCAACCACTTTATCTTCGCAATGAATGGGTTGGGCTGACAACTGATGAACGGGTTGAACTGATGCAAAAGATTCCGCATTTGACTATTGGTGGTTTGCTTGCAGTAGAAGCCAAACTCAAAGAGAAGAACCATGTCAATTGAAGCAATGAAACAGGCGTTGGAGGCGTTGGAAGAAGCGTGTGGGGATAGATGCAATGCTGAATACAACCCATGTCATGCACGAACAGTCATCACATCCCTACGCCAAGCCATAGAGCAGGCTGAGAAACAGGAGCCGGTGGCGTGGATGCATACAAAGATAGAAGGCGTTGTTGTTCCGCATCAACCCGCTGATTTGAATAAACATCCTGATAGGTGGGAATCCTTGTATAAAACACCACCACCGTGCCCAACTTGTGAAGCATTGGCAAGAACTGTAATGATGGATCAAACAGGGAGAGACTAATGAGGTCAGATTACTGCCCTTTGGGAAACGAACCATGCCAATCTCTTTGCGATAAGCCATGTTCTGCACATCGTTTAAAGGCCATCACCCCACAACCACAGCGCCCATGGGTTGGGCTGACGGATGAGGAAATAAAAAAGTTTTGGAGGGATGCAACTGTAAAACCTTGTTATACATCAGAACTTATTGATACTTTTGCCCGCGCCATAGAAGCCAAACTCAAGGAGAAGAACACATGACACCAGCAGAACTGCTACACAAGGATGCCGCAAGGTATGCCACTAACCGCAAACTTGCGTACATCGGCGCAATGGATAAAGGAGATGTTCCCCACATGAGCGAGGAAGCCTTGAATGGAAGGTGGCTTGCCCACTACGAGGGCTATCGTGAAGGGTACTGGGTTTCGACTGGCGACACCAGATTTACAACTGATCCCACCAACCTCAAGGAAAGTCCATGACCAAAGAGCGTGACATTGAGCTTGCCCGTGAAGTGGGCTTTAACACAGAACATGCCGCCACCAACGAATACCTGCATCAGTTTGCACAGCGGGTGAGGGCAGAGGAACGTGAAATTTGTGCAAAACGTCTTGAAGCGGTTGGTTGCGATCATTGTGCGGCGAACATTCGAAAAAGGGGGCAAGAATGAAAGCAGAAAACACAGTATGGGTGATCGTATGGCGATACGCTGATGGAAGCGATTCCGGCATTGTCAGCAACATGGCTTATGAAGATTGGAACGCGGCACAGCACATCAGAGACACGCTGGTAGCTGAAGGCGCTCCCAAGGTATACAAAGTGGTTGAGCTAGGTATTGTGCGGGGGGAGTTGTCATGAACAGAGAACAAATTATTGAGATGGCGCGGGAGGCTGGATGCGTTGAAGACAAGCACTATAAAGGCGAAGTGATTTTCATAAGCAACGATGCTCTTGAACGTTTTTTCCACATGGCTCAAGCCGCTGAACGTGAGGCTATCAGCGATGAATGGTGGATGTGCGTCCAGTCTGACCTTGAAAACGGCGTAAAGTCTTTAAATGAAGTCGCAACAACAAAATGGCAAAAGGAATACCCAGAAATTTCAAAGTTTGCAGCTTGGCTTAAAGCAAGGGGACAAGAATAAGTGAAACAATCACACTTGAGACAGCCATTGAAATGGCAATGAAGAATGGCCCTACCTTTGAGCTGATTGCCGGGCTATGCAAGCTGGCGGTTGAAGCGGAGCGTACTGCTTGCGCTGAGTTATGCGATGACATGGTTTTATACACGGGGTACGATTGCGCCGATGCCATCCGAGCAAGGGGACAACAATGAACGCTAGAGAAATCGAACACCTGTGGAAAGTGGCAAACAACAACCCGAACCACGACACCAATTGGCATGACCCAGTGGTACTGATATTTGCTGAACTGGTCATTTCCGCTGAACGTGAGGCGTGTGCGAAGGTGTGCGAAGACTCAAATACATGGGACTTGTATGACCCGAACGGATTTGCCGCAAATCTAATCCGCGCAAGGGGACGAGCATGACAAACGCGCAAAAAGCGTTTGAGGCAGTGATGAAGTCAACGGGTCATAAAAACTTCCGCAAAACACCCACAGGCAAGTATGAAGTCCCATCCCTGCAAACCCGCTGGAAATACTTCCTGTTGGGCTGGGAGCTGAGGGGAGCAAACACATAACTTGCAAGGTGGCGTCAAACCAAGTTAAACTTCGCCGCAAAGGAGCCGTTTAACTCATGGCTGACACAAACCCCAAGACATCAAAGAAAAGCGCCCCAAAGCCCGAAATAGCGGCTTCTGAGGGCATTCCTGCGCAACCCGAGGTAGAGCAAGCCGCGCCGCCAAAGAAAAAGATTGGCAGACCCTCCATCTACTCCGAAGATCTCGTAAACCAGATATGCATCAAGCTCTCCCTTGGTCAGAGCCTACGCTCAATCTGCTCAGAAGAAGGAATGCCAAGCCAAGCGCTTGTGTATTCGTGGTTGTACAGCAAGCCTGAGTTTCTTGAGAAATACACACGCGCACGGGAAGAACAGGCTGAGACTCATGCTGATGAGATCGTGGACATTGCTGATGAAACGCCCATGGTCAAGGAGATCAGGGACAAAAATGGCAATGTGATCGACATTACATTGGACTCTGCTTACATCTCTTGGCAGAAGAACCGCATCGAGTCCCGCAAATGGAACGCCGCCAAACAGCGACCGAAGAAGTATGGGGACAAGGTTCAGTTGAGTGGAGATGCTGAGAATCCATTAGCCGTGACCGCAGATGTAACTCTTTTTGACGCAATTCTGGACAATCTTGAAGCCAAGCGTCAAATGAACAATGCAAGCTGACGCTGTAGAAGAGGCGCTCAGGAGTCCAGATGTACGCCAGCGCTTCACCATGCTTCCTGCTGTCAGGCAAGCCGCCTTTGAGGCGAGAGGGAAGTGGCTTGCCGCCGCCCACGACCATCAGATCCTCCCACCCGGAGACTGGTGGTCAGTCTGGCTACTGCTGGCTGGTCGGGGGGCGGGGAAGACAAGAACCGCGGCAGAACAGCTTTGGCACTGGGGTTGGCGCTATCCCGGAACCCGCTGGTTGGTAGCCGCTCCGACATCTTCTGACGTCCGCTCGACCTGCTTTGAGGGCGACTCTGGCTTGCTGGCTGTCATCCCCCAGGTGCTGGTCGCAGACTACAACAAAGCCCTGCATGAGCTTCGCCTGATCAATGGCACGCTGTTCAAGGGCATCCCGGCGTCCGAGCCTGAGCGCTTCCGCGGTCCTCAGTTCCATGGGGGATGGTGCGATGAGCTGGCGGCATGGGACTACCTGCAAGACGCATGGGATCAGATCATGTTCGGCGTTCGCCTGAAGATCGCTGATGACCCCAAGTTCAAGACCCGCCTGATCTGCTCGACCACACCAAAGCCCAAGGACTTGATCATTGAGCTGGTCGGCAGGGAAGGCGATGATGTGGTTCTGACGACAGCAAGCACTTACTCAAACATCGACAACCTGTCGGACAACTTCCGCAAACAGATCCTTCAGTATGAGGGAACCAAGCTGGGTCGGCAGGAAATCTACGCCGAGATCATCGATCCCGAGGAGTCGGGCATCGTGAAGCGAGACATGATCAAGCTCTGGTCGAACGAGAAGCCGTTCCCCAAGTTCGAGTACATCATCCAGTCCTACGACGTGGCGACCAGCGAGAAGACCATCAACGACCCGACTGCCTCGAGCACCTGGGGCGTCTTCAAGCCGCTGGATGGTCCGATGTCCGTCATGCTGATCGACTGCTGGCAAGACCGCTTACAGTACCCTGACTTGCGCCCCAAAGTTCAAGAAGAGTATGAGGTTGTCTTCGGAGAAGGCAAGAACAAGAAGCGGGTTGACCTGATCCTGGTGGAAGACAAGAGCGCCGGCATCTCCCTGATCCAAGACTTACAGCGCGCACACCTGCCGGTCAGGGCGTACAACCCGGGCAAGGCTGACAAGCTCCAGCGCCTGAACATCGTCTCAAGCCTGTTTGCCCGCGGCAGGGTCTGGATGCCTGAGTCGAGCCTGAAGGAGGGATACGTCAAGGATTGGGTCGAGCCGCTCCTGAGCCAGCTCTGCTCCTTCCCTGACACAACGCACGACGACTTCGTGGACAGCACCTCCCAGGCTCTGCGCTTCCTGCGTGACTCGGGATGGATCGACATCGATGGCGACCCGCCTGATCTGTACGATGAGGAGGACTTCATCGACTCTGGCATGGCGAAGAAGCGGGAGAACCCATATGCCGTCTAAGTATGGATGCCACAACCGCAAGGACTACCGCCCCAAGCTGATGGTGCAGGATGGCTGGTGGCTGGATGGGCAGAGCCGCGTCGCCAAGGTCAAGCAGATCCCGTTCGTCATGAGCCGGGACTGCCGGTACACTCACACATGGCTGGGACAGACAGATGAGCGTTGCCAAGGATGCAAGCATCGGGTGGACTTGCACACATCCGCAGGGCATAATCCTGACAATCCCGCTCCTCAGAGGTAGAGATGCCCAATCCTCGCGCCCAACGCCCTCTCTCACTTCAGGCAGTCACTGAAGACATTCACTCCCTCGCCAAGCCCGCCGAAGCTCTGCTGGACATGCTGGCTGGCGCCGCCAAAGGCTCCGTCTCAGCAACCGCAGGAATTGGTGGCGACATTGAGTCATTGGGTCGAGGCGCCCTGTCAGCCGTTCGCGCTCCGTCAGGTCAACGTCTGGAGGCGTTTTCCCAAGGCATGGAACAGCCGACAGTCCTGCCGACCACCGAGGATGTCAGCTCCTACCTGCCCGCGGTTGTCCCGACCACCGCTCCCCTGAGCCGCCAGCACAGCGCAGGCTATGGTCAGACCATGGGTGAGTTCATCCCCACGCCAGGATCTGGTCGCGTGGTTCAGGGCGGGCTGAATGCCATCAAGTCAATCCCTGCCGCTGTCCAGCACGGCGCTCAAGAGTTTGCCAAGGCATCGGCAATGGGTGTGCCCCATGTGGTCAAGCCCAAGGGCGGGAACTGGTTTGGTAATAGAGCAGAGAAAGAAATTAACACGCTTAAAAAGGACAAGATGGCGGCAGAAGACCTTGAGGAAATGAAGCGGGTGTATCCGCCTGATGTTCTTGAAACTATGTCGCCAGAAACCCGTGTTTCAGTTGATCGGGCTTTCCCGCATCTTGAGAAAGAGGTTGCCCTTAATAATTGGGTTGACCGCAACCTGACCAACTACGTCAAGAAAGAGATGGCGACGCCGGAAGATCCGGTGCGCAAGTTGGCTGAGCAGGGCATCACGCATTTTCCTATTGCTGGAGAGCCTAGCTACTGGGCGCGACATGGACAGAGTGCGAGACAAGATTTTGGCGGAACTCAGATGGCTGAGTCACCACTTGCAAAGCAGTGGGAGAACCGCACTGATTCCATGATCATGCGAGACACGGCACAACAGCATCAAGACATGATGCACCTTGCTCCGGGTATGTATTCCGATCGGGATGAGTGGATCAAGAAGCTGGCGCCTGAAACGCCTTTGTACAGCGCTCAACAAAACAGATTTAGTTCGCTTGACCTTGGCTTCGACCACATCATTGATGTTCTCAGGGAAGATTTGACAGCAGGTCGCATTCGCCCAGAGCAATTGAACAAGGTCAGCATGGAGCAGGCAGTACGCCGCACCTATGAGTACGATCAAGAACTTGCCAAGAAGATGGCTGAGGCTCGTATCGCCGCCCGTGAAGGTTTGCCTGTCCACAAAGAATATCCCGAAGGCTATCGCTGGGTCGAGCTGAACAAGCCCGGAGCTTTTGCATCTGAGTCAGAGGCTATGGGGCACTCGGTGCGTGGATATGAACCGCCCAAAGGACATCCAGACTGGATCGAAGGCTCTGGCGAACGTGGAAGCCTTGGCTATGGTCACGGCGGATGGGAAGGGATCAAGCGAGGTCGCGCCAAGGTGTACTCGCTGGTCGATGCCAAGGGTGAGCCTCATGTAACCGTTGAAGTTGGACGAAAGTATCTTGATCGTGGCTTTAGAGGGAATGAGCGTCCGCCGGAGGATTTGTATTACCCGCTACAAGAAAAATATGTCAAAGGGCAGGAGAGCGGAGAAATTGATCCGAATCTATCTTTTGCCGAATGGTGGCGAAAAGAGAACAACATTCCTGAGCCAGAATTGCCATTTGAAATCACCCAGATCAAAGGCAAACAGAACGCCGCACCCAAAGAAGAATACCTGCCGTATGTGCAGGACTTTGTGCGTTCATCTGGGATGCCTGTTAAGAATGACTTGCATCACACCGGTTTGCACAGAATCGAAGAAAAATCTGACATACCGGGGTTTGAAGAATGGATGAGATTGAAAGCGCTCGGTAATGTTCCAACAATCCCGCCGGGATACTACACGCCGCAAGAGCTTTTGCAGTTTGGTGAACAGTCGGGTTTGAAAGAAACTCATCCCGGCGTCCACAATGTTTGGATGAAAAAGCTGGGTCTGAATCCAGACGAAGGCATGAAGCGTGGCGGCAAGGTCAGCGTGTCTGACAACCCCGACACGATGATGATCGATGTTGAGGACAAGAGGTACGACAAGGGCGGAGAAGTCAAGGCAACGCCCCGTAGCGAAGGCTGGGGGATGGCGGCTGATTTGGTCAAGGCGATTGAGAACGCATCCAAAGAGCAGTTTGGACTCAAGAACCCGGCCACCGAAGAGATCGCCAATTTCTTGATGATCCCTGAGTTGGCTCGGACTCTGGAGCGCAAAGCCTACGGACAACCCATCACCAACATTGGCAAAGCAAATGTTCCGCTGATCCCAGAAGACACATCAGGTGCGCTGGAAGCGGTTGCGCCGTTGACTGGGGTTGCCAGAAAGGGCGCCAAGGCTCTGGGCAAGGCGGCGGCAAGCGAGGTTGAGAAAGCCATGTTTGGCGAGAGCAGGGTAGGCGCATTGAACGCCATGACCCCGCAAGTCATGAGCGTGTACAAGCCCCATACGCCGTTAAAGCCTGATCCCGAAGTTGGCTCTCGCTACAAGACTGAGCACGTTGGCAATCTTGCGCCCAAGAAAGAATTCAACATTGAGAAAGAGCAAGGCTCCAGCGTTATGTCCAACCCATGGGACTTGACAAGCCGCGGCGAAAAAGTGATTGAGGTATCTGATGTGCCTCTTATCAATCAAATTGTTACAGAAGGTGGTCATGACTTTGCCCGTGATTTAGGGCATATTGATGCCAACATTGGTGGAGCATCTGGAGAGCAAATTGCACAACGCATGCAAGATCGAGTGAACGATGCATATTTCGCCAACATGCTAGAAAAGGGTACTGGTCGAGTGTTCACCATGCCAAGCACCATGGATATAACGGCATCGAACTACTCAACAATGCCTGTTGACATTGTGATGGACTTGCTTTCTCAAGCAGGATTGAAGTCCAAAGACTTGAACCGTATTACCAACGACATCAAAACATTTATGTTTGAGGGCGAAAAGGGCAAGTTCAAAAATGTCGCCCCGGTTGGATCGCCAGAGTTTCTGAAACAGCTTCGTGAAGGTGGAGATGGATTCAGTGCCGGAGATTTGCGTAAAGGCGTTATGGATCGCCTGTCAAAGTCTGAATATCAAAAGATGATCGGATTCAACATTGAAGATGTATATGGCGCCATCCATGATCCAACGCTCAAGGGCTACCCCAAAGGTTTTGTTGGAAACACCATGATTGAAACAGTTCCGTTTGCGGATCTGTCGAAAGCGAAACATCAATCGTATGACACTGCCAATGCAGGCAAGTATGCGGGCAGTATGCCAAGCATGCCGCTTGAGCTGATGATGCCGGATCTGTATCAATACTTTGAAGCCAAGTATCTTTCCGATCCAAAGTATCAAAAACTCACACCAAACCAGTTGCGCACAACAATTGTCAACACCATCGAAAAGAAAGGTAGTGTGATTTCACAGCCGATCAATCAAAGGGTTGTGGACAATGTGATGCGTTACAAGGAAGGTCTGAAGCAAGGGCACTTTGATCCCAAAGACTACAACGCCGTCATGGATTTCATGCGCCGTACCGGTGGATACAAAGAGGGCGGTGAGGTTCATGAGTCGGGTGGGGGCGCCATCAGCAAAGCCGCTCTGACAGCCATGGAGCGCCTCAAGGAACTCAAGGCAGAGGCGGCACTCAAGTCTGACGTTTGGAAGGCTAAGCAAGCCGCGGACGAATCCAAGTACACGCAAGACATTCAGCCTCTGACGCCAGAGATGATGCGCGCTGAGATTGAGCGTATGCAGAACCCTGTGAAGAAAGCCTCTGGCGGCGAAATCACCGCTGATGACCTGACCATTGAGGAGCGCCCGCTATGAGTGGCTTGATCAACGTCATTCGCAAAGGCGCCAAGAAGCCAATCCCGCTCTTCTCCCGTGTGGATGAGGCGGCGCAAGAGCTTCCCCGCCCCAAGGGCACAGGCAAGGAGTTCATGACGGAGCTGAAGAAGCAACCCGGCGTGAAGAAGGCTGAGCTGGAAGACCGCAAACTGGCTGAGCTTGAGAAGGCTCCCAAGATGACCAAGCAGGAGTTCATCGACAAGCTCAAAGAGAAGCCGGCGCCAAAGATTGAAGAGACCATCAAAGCCAACCCAACAGATGCTGATCTGGACGAGAAGGCGATGGAGCTGATCGAGAAAAAAGCCGATGAGATGGCTGAGGACAAGTTCGGCAAGATCAGCCGCTTCAACCGCCAAGAATGGAACGAATACCAAGAGGGAGCGGTTGCGTACCTGAAAGACCGCGAGTACGACAAATACCTGCGTGAAGCCAAGCGAGACATTGAAGAAAACGGCGGCATCAGCTTCCCGAAATTTCAGGACTGGAAGTTGCCGGGCGGCGAGAACTACCGCGAGATTCTTTTGAGGTTGCCACAACAAAAAGATGACGGAAGCGCATTAGCGGAATGGCAAAAGCGCATGCTTGATAAATATGGCACACAGGTGAGCGTGCTGTTAACGGATGCGGAAAAAGCGGAAGGAATTCGTCTGCGTGAAGCTGGTGAAAAAAAATCCGCATCGAACTACAAATCCAGCCACTGGGAAGAACCCAACGTCTTGGCTCACATGCGTGTGCAAGACCGAGTCGGACCCAATGGCGAGAAGATCCTGCACGTTGAAGAGATCCAGTCTGACTGGCATCAAGAGGGTCGCAAGAAGGGGTATGCCACAGGACGAGAAGAACAAGATTACATTGACTACTTGAAAGATCTTGAGCAAAGAGCGGCAAAAGACATCAAAAAAGATTTCTTGGAGTCTGGGGTTGAGGACGCAAGGGCTGAGCAATTGGCTCAAAAAATGGCGTCTAACTTGGCTCAAGATCCAAGAAAGCTGGCAAATTTTCTGGGTGAGTCTGACCGGCAAATGGAGCTTCATAAAACAAGAATGGAAGCTCGAGACAAAACACCCGATGCCCCATTCAAAAAGAACTGGCATGAGCTGGCAACCAAGAAGTTGATGAACTACGCCATTGAGAACGGCTACGACAAGGTTGCATTCACGCCCGGAGCTGAGCAGGCAGAGCGATATAAATTAAGCAAGCACATTGATTCAATCATGCTGGTGCCCAACCCATATCCAAATAAAAATCTGCCCTATTATTTTAAAGCGTTCGACAAGAATGGCAATCGCATTGCAGACGACGCTGTTGATGAAGCAAAATTGCAAGAATACATTGGCAAAGAGCCAGCCAGTCAGTTGCTTTCATCTCCGGCAAATCCTTTGGGTGAAAGAATGATCAGTGGCGCAAATATTGTCACTGGCGGCGAAGGCATGAAGGGCTTCTACGACAAGATCATCCCCAACTACCTGACCAACGAGTATGGCAAGTACGGCGCCAGCGTTGGCACGATTCAAGTTCCGGTTGGGGAGGGGATGGTTCCGGACCGCGCTGGTCTTGGAATGATTCGGTCTGGACAACCTGAATACAAGGATCTGCACAGCATCGACATCACGCCTCAAATGCGTGAAGCCATCGAGGCAAAGGGTCAGCCGCTGTACCAAGCTGTTGGCGTTGGCTTGACCGGAGCCGCCGCCGCGCCAAAGGAAGAGGTGCATTTCTCTGACAACCCAGACGCCATGATGATGGAGATGGAAGACAGAGG